CTGAGTCTGCTTTGCCCCAAGTACCACTTGACTTAGTTACAAATGAATTTACTCTTGCCATACCCCATTGTTGTGGAGTCGTTCCTGGTCTATGTCCTGTGCGCCATGCTGCCACACCTCTATTATAAACTTTCTTTAAAATACCTACTGGCATTCCAGATTTTTCTGCTTTGTTTTTGAGACCTTTAGTATTCTCATTCACATCTTCTGGTACACAATTTGGAACATTTTTACCTTTTTTCTTTTTCATTCCAACTTGTTTGTAACCATCCCAACAGTCCTCATCATACATCTGCTTGAATTTTTTTGTATGTTTAGAAGGTTTAGTTTTTGCATCGGCATCCCCAGGTGCTGGTTTATATGCACGATCATTATCATCATCCATCTTTGCACCTTTTTTGAAATGTGCATCTCTTTTACTTTTTGTGGATTTTGACATATCACCAGCATAATACTTTGCTGGTTGAGTACCCTCTTTATCTTTAATATCTGAGTCTTGGGCTACTTCTTTTACTTTTTTCTTACTAGGAATATAGTTTTTTTCTGCTTCCTTACGATATGAATCTGTTCCAAGTTCATTCACTCTTTCTTCAATAGGCTCAACTGAAGTAATCCACTTACGAGTTGTTGTACCATCTTCCTTTTCAAGAATCAAATAATTTGAACCTCTTACTTGGATAATTGCTTGCTCTTGAATGTTTGTAATCATAACCATATCACCGACATTAAAGATATTACCCTCAACAAACTGTTCTCTTATATCAGACACACTTTCCAGTTTGACATGATTGTGAAACTCATTTGCTTCTTTAAGGCCCATACCTTTTCTTACTGCATTAAACAATTCTTTTGCATCTTTGTCCGACATAGTTGTAGGTAGACCCTGTGCAAAAGATACAAAATCATTGTCTTTTGCCGCTGCGCGTTGTTTAGTTCCAGAAACACCTTGAACTCCTTCAGAATCTGGATCACGCTGTCCAGCACTAATAACACTTATTGTTTTAAAATTATAGAAACCATGCTTTCCCTTAACACCATTATATTTTTGAAGGCGAGTGTCAAATTCATCTACTCTATCACTACCCACCACCATAACAAGATTTTGGAAACCTTCATCATGCATTGCGCTTGCCGCGCTCCATGCATCTTTCACTGATGTATTCATCATAATACTACGCGATTGTTTAGGAAACATCTTACGCAAATATTTAACTTTTTCGTTGTATGATAATGGATTTTTTTTATCATCATTAGTTTGAGAAACATAAACTCTGTAAGGATTACGACTTGCTTTTTTACTAAGAGCATTAAGTATGAGACCGTGACCAGCAGTAGGTGGATTCATTCTACCGAAAGTAAAATATACTGTCTTTTCTTCTTCTACTAGATATTGCTTAAATGATGTAAAATTAACTGCCACGTTTCTCAGCCCCTGTATCTGGCGAAGTTTTATTTACTTTACCGAATCTTTCTTTTTCTCGCTGTCTCACAACAGGCAACATCTTCTTTGCAATCGCTTTAATTCTAGGTTGCATTTTAGCAATTCTTTTTTCAATTTCAATTTTACGCGCTGTACTCTGATCTTGCTTATCTGCGCCCTTTGTAAACTTCTTAATAAGAACTTTCTTCGCCGCTTTTTCAGCCCTTTTCATCAAATCACCTTGAGTTGCTTTGCGCCGTAATTTTTTCTCTCTCTTAATAGCATTTCTCTTGGCATGTCTCTTAAACATTCTACTACGAGCAAGACGTTGCTGCATATTTAAAACTTCATCAAGGTTATCTGAGTTATCGCTTTCCTCTGATTCAACAGACTCTTTAAAATTCTTGCTGATCTTTTTACCGATTTTAATGCCTAAATCATTGCCAAGTTTTACAAGTGCATTCAAGCCCTTGCCAGTTTGATATGCTGATTTAAGCATACCTATCATGATATCTGTTGAAACTTTTGCGGCGGTTGCCAACATTACAATCTCTGCCATTGGTGGCATATCTTCAGTTAAGTTTTCTGAGTTATCGCTTTCCACAGATTCTTTTGCTGCCATTACTGGTTTTCTGTTATCCTTATAAGAGGAATAACTTTTAGGAAGTCCATCAAACTTGTCTCTCCTAAATCTTAAATCTTTTCTCTTTGCATTTTTTACTTCATTCCCATAATCTTCATCACCCTTATCGGCACTCTGCCCAAAGGCAGAACTTCTCATGGCATCTAAATCTTTTTGAAGTTGTTTCATTCTGCTTTGGGTCTTGCGGTTGACCATGCGAGAACCTGGTCTCATCTGAGCAAGTTCATCAAGTTCTTCGCGAATTTTTTTGATTTCATCTTTATGCCTAAGTCTTGCTTTTCGCAAATCAGCATTTCTGTCTATACGATCTTGTTTTCTATCAAGAGGTGTTTCTTCAGATACAGAAGGTTTATCATGGGTATATCCCATTTTCTTCATTCTTAAATGATCTTCTTCTTTTTCTGCTTTGTAACCTTTACCCGTTTTTGGGTCATACATCATATGTGGTTTAAAGTCTTTTGACTCGAATAATTGCCTGAATGTTTTCATTAGTTCCTACCTGCTTTGTCCCATCCTTTTATAATCTCTGGAGAAAAGTTGTTGTATGAAAATTCCATACGATCAACAAGTTTCACCGCTTCACCACCAAGTTTATCAATTGCTACATAACCTTCTTCACCAGTAACCTTAAATCCATCTTTGGTCTGAACAAAGGTATCTATTTTCTTCATACTATTAAGGTTATTTATAAGTTTTAATTTTACAACTACGATCAATTTTTGCAAATCAAACATTTTTTTAAGGTTAGATTTGTTTTTTGGTGAGAAAAACTTCAATAATTCATCTCTTTTTTCGGCTTGGGCAGTCTTACCTCTGTCAGATTTTCTCTTATCAATTTCTTTCTGAAACCGCATCTTATGCCAATCAATAAGATTATCAACATGCTGGTGTGTATCGTCCACAGTTTCACCCTTGCGAACATAGGTGTTATTAAATGTTTCTATAGATTGAGCAAGGTTTTTATTACCTTCAAGATATTTAAGAGTGGACGATGAAATAGAATTAAATAATCTACCTATCTCAGATAAATTCTGATTCACATCATTTGTATCTTTTTCACTCATTGTGACATGACTAACACCTCTCAATAAGGCATCTTGGCTCCAAACATTCTTTGATGTTTTAAATCCACTTACATCAACATCATAAACTGCGTTCATATCTTCAAACGCATCACCGACATAAGAAGTATGCCATACAATTCCGATCTTACTATTCAGTACATTCTTGGCAGTATCTGAATCAGCGTCTATCGCGTATAGTATGGTATTGGGTTGAAAGGTGACGTATCTTTTTCCATGAATCGTTTTTGTTGACAAATCGTTTCTGGAATATAAGAAGTCTCCTTGGACCACACCTTTGATGCCCAACTCTGGCAAGTACTTGAGTGCGTCTTGTAACTTAGCATTAAGATCACCAGAAGTATCAGCATCAATATCAGTTGCAGATTTATAGACTTTAGAGTTTTTGTTGAATATGCTTTTTTTGGCAACAAAAAAGCGGTTATCACTCGGATCAATACCAGCAAATATAGCAGGAGAACCATCCCATTTAACACTTACGTTTCCTTCCTTAACTCCACTCAGCACATCTCGCATATCACGTAACGCAAAAATCGCTTGTCTCGTACCATTCACACCACCATATAACACTTTATCTTCAATATGCCTCATATGCATATTCTTTTTATTACTTGCAGAATTTACAAAGTCTTTCATAAAGTGTCCTTCACTTGTACTTAAAATTGTATATTATTTATATAAAAAAACCCTCACTTTAAATGAGGGTTTGATGTGATCCTATCAAGATGTTACTTGATAAGGTTTATTCCACTTTCCGATATTGATATCAATATACCAACCAACATCAAAATAGTCGGTCATGATATCAGAATTGTCGTGATTGCCATTCATCATAACATCTTTGAGTTTGGTCAAGAACTTTTCAGCAACACCACTATAATGACTTGCAATCCAGTAGTGGTTTACATCGTCATGGGTAGAACCAAAATCAATTGACCCTTGAGACAAGTTAACTACGAGTGTGGAATGATTATCTACACCAATAGAACCTTTCATACCGTACTCTTTCAGTACGGCTTTAATCGCGGGAGCGAGAGATTTTTTCTTTTCTTGAGACATATAAGCCATTTGGAAGCCCTTTCAGTGACTAGTGATTCTCTTTACTCTTATAAACTAGCATAACAAACTTGCCGTGTCAACAATTAAATCTTCAAGTTGATCGTGAACTTCATCAAGATCATCAAAAACATAAGATTCAAATGTCACTGTATCATCTGAATTTATTGTGTAAGTCACATCATAGCCGTGTGCAAACTCATCCAACATATCATAGTTAAATGTAGAATTTGGTTGAATTGTAAAACCGTAAGTCATAGTTTCTTTTCTCCATGTAAATTCTTGGCATCAAAGGTCAAAGGAGTCCAAAGTGTACTGAAACCCATTTGAGCCAAAGTAGTTAAAGTCTCGGCAAACCAAACCTCATAGAAGTTAGGATCATGCTCTTTCAAACTTCCTTGATTGTGAAGCATATCATACCGCTTAATTTCTTTGACGATCAAAGGCGCATTTGCCAACCGCGCATCACATAGTGCTTTCCGCTCTGCCCGATTACCGACATAACTAGGAACCTTTGTAAGAAACCAAACACCTTTTGCTACCGTATCACCAAACAGTTTTTGAATATCTTCCATTTCAACATCTGTATCTTCTACAGTGTCATGAAGAACCGCGATAGTACCAGCAAGTTCAATATTGGCTTTATCAAATCCAATATTGGCAAGATGATCCATAACCATACTCGCAACAGCGATAGGATGAGTCACATAATCCTCACCAGTAAATTTCCGCTTTTGACCAGCATGGGCAACAGTCGCAAATTTAACAGCATCATTATAATTCATAGTCATGAAGAACCCTCCAACTTTAAAGACATTAGAACCATTACCATCATACCCATCGCAGGAACTGTCAATTCAAGTAAAAAGAAACTTACTGAACATAACAGAAATATTAAAGTTGACGATTTCATAAGATTCTCCTTTCAAAGAATATATATCATATGGGCTATGCCTTGTCAAGTATATAAATACAGTAAACCATGTTATAAAAACGGATATTACAAATGAAAACATTTCAGCAGTTCAGTGAAGCATTTGATACCAAAGTCAAATGGAAAACTATAAAATAAACCAGAATTACTTTCTTCCTACATCTATACACATTGCTACAATAGCAAATACTATAGGGACTGCAACCATAAGAATAATAATTTCATTCGTCATTTTAAAAATTCTCCTAGTGAATTGGTGTTCTCAATTCGGTCTTTAGCGATATTATAATAGTCTTTGTCTAGTTCAATACCGATAAAGTCTCGGCCTAAGTTTTTTGCCGCAACACCTGTTGTTCCACTGCCCATGAAAGGGTCTAGGATTGTGTCGCCTTCGTTGCTCCATGAGATAATTTGATCGTTTGCTAACTTATCAGGAAATGCCGCTGGGTGCTTAGTGCCAACTTCAACACTATTTCCACCACCTACAACATATTTAAAGATATTACTTACCTTAACTTCTCCCGTAAGTGAAACTTTTATCTTTTTAAAGTTTCCATCTTTGTCTCTAGTAAAACCCTTAACCCTCTCAGTACGTTTATCATTCCACTTATTTTTTCTTGTTCTCATAATAGGATTAAAAGTTTTGGGGGTTCCTTTTGACCAAACAAACATATATTCGAACTTTTGGTAGTATCTATTACTACCGCCCACAGGTGGTGGGTTGTCTTTTTCATACATCATTGTGTCGTGCAGATTAAATCCACACTCCATAGCCCATAACGCCTGTTTAAATGATGTGCCTGTTTCACTACCCTTCATCGTCGCATCACCAACCACCCAAACAACAACACCACCATCTGTTGTAACCCTGTGTAGGTCAGTTATAACATCCTTCCAAACGTGTTCACCCCATTGCTCATTATTGCCGTTATAAGTGCGTAGATTGTCATAAGGTGGGCTAGTAACTGTTAGGTCAACAGAACTATCAGGTATTTCTTTCATGCGACAGCAGCAATCACCTTGCATCAAATTAATAATTTCATTCGTCATTGTCATGAGTCCCAAAATCACCATTATTTACTAGAATAAACACACAATGCACTACTATGTAAATGCAGCCTATATTCACAAAGATTTCTGAAGTCATCTTATTCTCCCCTTATAGTTTTAAAGGTTTCATTACCAATCATGAGCGTAATACAAGTCATTAAAAAGGATAGTATTAAAAGCACACTCATAAAAAAGAAGTGACCGAAGTTTGGATTACTAATCATCTCAATAAAGAAATGACCAGTAAAAATCCAACCGCTTATCATACCCGTAGAAGAAAATACAAACAATAAGTAAATATATGCCTTCACAAAGATATTCATTATACTTCTTTCCTATAAAACAAATCCTCAATAACATCTATCACGATACGAGTAGACATAAAAGTAAACATTGTACTTAACCAAATACCAAAAGAACCATAGACCATTTGCTTTGTAGCCGTCCAAGGAACACCATCTGTCGTAACAGTGTCAAAGAGAAAAATAAAGGTTATAAACCACATTGATGCAGTTACGCCAATAAGAGTTAAACCAAACATTGCAGATAATGCATTATCAATAGTTGTACTAATACGTTTCATTTCATTTCTCCATTAAATATACGCTATAGCGCAAAATCATTGAATATACGCTATAGCGCAAACTATAGCATATATCATTACTATTGTCAATCTTTTCTTCGTGTTGTATCAATATGCCCATTCTTATATGCCAGCCATACCGTTACTATCGGCCCACCAATTATAAGAGCCATTCCAAAGAGTATATCACCCAAGTTAGTAAGTGCTACCATTAAATCCATTACCAAGCCTCACTCATTATTTCACTTCTATATTCGTTCAATGAAGCAAGATAGTTTTTCATTTTGCTTATAGCGACACGCTCACTTACCGCTCCATAAATTATGGATGCAATATCATCGTCACTATAACACTCTACACAAATATCCCAACCATCTTTATTATAGTTGCGAATAGCGAAGTTTTTTACACAAGCCACAAGTTCTGTGAGTTCATTTTCTTCATATTTAAAAGTCATAAACATTCTCCATGATCATATGCACAGTGTACAGTTTTCTTATCTTTCCAAGCAAATATTACCTTGTAATACCAACTCTCATTCTTGTTCCTTAGTATCTGCAAAGGAGAACTATCAAGACCGCCTTTGGTGCGTTCCGCAACATACTCTTCAACAGTAAAAGAATTCATTAATTCTTTCATAAACTTTGCTTTGGTGAAAGGTCCACCATACTTAAAACGTGCAATAAAGAGGTCTTTTGGTTTACCAATACGGCTTGGATGAACATTAACACCATTTGGCGTTACAGAAGGCCAAACAGGGCGACCCTCATAATCACCAGTATAGTGAAGGTATCCACCGTGATATGTGAAGTCATTTTTATTGAACTGAGTCATTTGCTTCTCACTTTCTATCATATGTTACACTTTACTCATAACGTGATTCTATTCAAGAGTCAAGTCATATTTTATGACATTCCACTAATAATTCTCATCTTCATCTTCATCTTCAGTAAATAGTTGACCAGTGTTATTTGCTACAAATAACCAACCTAATACACCCATACACATTAGGTAGCCTGAGAGTGAGCCTAGATACA